AAAATTTTGCGCGCGCATCGGCCGATGGTAGCGTGGCGCCACTGCGATTCGCATAATGATATTCTTGTTTCGTTTTCGTTTATTGTTTCGTTCAATTATATTGTGACAATCAAGACAACGACGAGCTCCATAACTCCATCGGCATATGACCATATGTCCACCTGGCGGGGCGGCCTGCCTCCCGGGCGATGGGGGTGCCCAGAGCTCGGTGATCCTCCCTCCGGAACACGGATCCCCAATCGACGAAAGCCCCCCCGGTTGCGGCGGTCCCCCCCATGAACATCCTGAGTGTCGTGTGAGTCGTGGGAGTCCTGTGACAACCAAGAACGAAACGGGGGGAGGAACTCATCAGTTTGAGGTAACACCGGGGGCGCTGCTGGCGTCTAGGATGATCAGTCCCTCGCGATGGATCCAGCGAACACCCCCGGTCCACGAGGTGATCATAGCCTATGACGCGCGGGGGGGGGCGGTATCCGATGCGGATGCGCTTTAGAATTGCGTGGAATTGCGTGGAATTGCGTGTGCCGTTCGGGCAGGGTGGCTTGGGGCGCGGGGTTTGCGCCGGGGGAATTGCGTGCGATTGCGTGGGGGCGGGGGGCGGGTAAAAATCTGGGAACGAAATGGGAATTGAGGTCCATCAATCCTGAGTGCTGGGGGGTTGACGTTTAGGCATGTGGTAATGTTGTGGCATGAGCATGCAAAGACTTGCGAGCAAGCAGGTGCCGGCTGAGGAGCGGAGGATGCGGGTAGCGGACGCATTGGTTCGGGAGCGTGGGGTATCTCGGAAGGAGCTGGCGGCGCGGTTTGACGTGAGCGTGACGACGGTGATGAACGACGAGCGGATGATTCGGAAGGAGTGGCGGGAGGCGAGGCTCGCGAACGCGGATGCTCTCTTGGCTCAGGATCTTGCGGAGTTGGGGATGGTGAAGTCTGAGGCGTGGCGGGTGTACGAGTCGAGCACGCGGCCGAGGACTACGCGGACGAAGCAGATTTCCCAGCCGTTGGTGGTTGTGGGCGAGGGGTTGGAGCCGAGTGGGGCGAACGGTCGTGAGACGGACACTGCGACCGAGCTAACTCCGGTTCCGAATCTGAAGGCGTTGGAGTTGGTAACGCGGTGTTTGGAGCAGCGGCGCGAGCTGCTTGGGATTGGCGTCGAGAAGGAAGGCAGTCGGCCTCGGGTGTTCGCGTTCACGGTGAAGATCGGCGATCGGGTTTTGGCGAGTGGGGCGACTGCGGACATCGACGCCGAGGACATTGATGTTGATGACGCGGAGTACTACGAGGTTGAGGCCGATGGTCGGAAGCGGTTGGCATCGAGGTACGCTGATGACGAGGGGGGCGGGGTTCAATGATAGTTTGGATTTGCCTTGGTGGGTCGGCGGTCGCGTTTTTGCTGGCGGGCCTTCTAATTTTCAGGGCGGCCAGGTCTGCGATCAAGGGTTCTGGGTTTTGAATATCCGGGTAGCGACGGATGCGGTTCCGAGAGCGACGGGCCAGCATCACCCGTGCGCCTCCTCCTTCAATCCACTGACGCGCATCACCTCTTCAGGCGCCGCTGATGTCCTACCCGGATCCGCTTTTGTAGAACTCGGGACGAGCGAATTGAATTCCAGTGCGTGCGGGGGGGTGAACAGTTTCTGCCTCCCCTTCGCCGGCGCTGCTGCTCTCATCACGGGGGTCTACCAGCCCCTCACGCTCGATCCCGAGTTTTCTTTTGCTGCCTGCCGCGGTGAGCGCACGCGGGTTGAGATCGGGCCGCCCAGCCCACCCCTGACTCCCCGTGCTCCATGTGCTCCCGCGGCGGGCGCTCTTTGCCATGGCTGAAGCCGCAGTCAGCCAGACGGTAGACCAGTGGCGCTACGAGCGGCCGTTCCTCTACCCGAAACAAGAGGCTGCAATCTTCGATCCGGCGCGCATCACATGCATCGAAGCGAGCACGAAGGCCGGGAAGACCGTTGCGTGCATGGCGTGGATTTTCGAGACGGCATGGGTCGAGCCGAGCGGCCGGAACTACTGGTGGGTGGCGCCGTACTACGGGCAGGCGATGATCGCGTACACCCGGATGAAGGTCGGGATCCCGCCGCAGATCAAGTACTACAACGACAACAAGCTGTTCATCCGGCTGAACAACGGGAACACCATCTGGTTCAAGTCGGCTGAGAAGTCCGACGCGCTGTACGGCGACGATGTGTTTGCCGTGGTGGTGGATGAAGCGTCGCGCGTTCGCAAGGAGAGCTGGTGGGCGATCCGCTCGGTCATCACCGCGACGCAGGGGCCGGTGCGAATCATCGGCAACGTGAAGGGGCAACTGAACTGGGCGTACCGGCTGGCGCGCAAGGCAAAACAGTGGGAAGAAGAGTGGGACGGGACCGGACCGAAGGAGTATGCCTACCACCGGATCACCGCGCTTGACGCAGTCGATGCCGGCGTCTTCCCGCTGTCCGAGATGGAGTCCGCTCGTGAGGATCTGCCTGACGAGGTCTTCCGTGAGCTGTACATGGCCGAGGCGACCGAGCTCGGGACGAACCCGTTCGGCATCCAGGCGATCCGCGACTGCACGGTCGAGATCTTGAGCGACGAGCCGTCGGTCGTCTGGGGCTGGGATCTGGCGCGGAAGGTTGACTGGACCGTCGGCGTCGGCCTGGACATCTACGGACGGGTTGCGAAGTTTATTCGGTTCCAGATGTCATGGCCGGAGACAACGCGGAGAATCATCGAATCGACCGCAGGAAAACCGGCGCTGGTAGACTCGACTGGCGTTGGCGACGTCGTTTTACAGCAACTGGAACGTGACGGTGGTCGCAACTTCTCCGGATTTTTGTTCACTCAAAGGTCAAAACAGCAAATCATGGAAGGCCTGTCATTGGCAATTCAGCGCCAAGAGGTGTATTTTCCAAATGGAGTACTTGTTGATGAACTCGAGAGTTTCGAGTACGAGCACACGAGGACCGGCGTGCGTTACAGCGCGCCAGAGGGACTTCACGACGACTGTGTGTGCGCCCTTGCCCTCGCCCGACAGATGCTCGCGACCTCGAATATCGCGCCAGCGGAGATCTGGTGATGCCTGAAACCGGGACCAACAAGCGACCGGCTCCGAAGCAACCATCGATTGAAGTCCGCGCGCTCGGTCAGGGTCCAGTCGCCAAGGTTCTCCAGATGTTCGGGAACAACCCTCCGAGCCTCGGAGCGTCAGAAACTCTCCAAGCGTACTCGAAGATGCCGTGGCTCCGCGCGATCAACGACAAGATCGGCGGGGCGTTTGCCAGCCTGCGTTGGCGCGCGTTTGTCCAGGTGGAGCCCGGGGAGAAGGGCCACCGCCGGGTCATCCGTAACCCAGGACTCCAGCACCTCGGGTTCGAGCGCCGGACCAAAGAACTGAGGGCGATGGAAAGCGCCGGCGAACTCGTCGAACTCCCGGACCACCCGATCCTGACTGCGCTGTACAACGAGGGCGACAACTTCACAGGGGTGACACTCCGCGAGCTGAGCCAGAAGTACCTCGACCTCGTCGGCGAATCGTTCTGGATCAAAGTTCGGAACGGAGAGGGGATGCCGACAGAGTTCCTGCCGGTGCCGCCGCACTGGGTGAAGGAGACGCCGAACACCAGTGCGCCGTGGTTCGTTGTCAACCCACCGAACTCGCAAGAGGGCAGGTACGACAAGAAGATCATGCCGGAAGACATGATCTGGTTCTACCATCCTGACCCGTTCAACCCGTACCTCCGCGGAGTCGGCATGGGTACCACCCTCGCCGACGAACTCGAAACCGACGAGTACGCGGCCAAGTACATGAAGAGCTTCTTCTACAACCAGGCTCGCCCAGATTTCATGATCCACAGCGACTCGCTGACCAAGGATGACACTGTGCGCCTCGAACAGCGGTGGATGGACAAGCTCCGTGGGGCCATGCGCGGGTTCACACCGTTCTTCTCGAACCGCAAGCTGGAGATCACAAAGCTCACCTCCGACTACGGCCACCTCCAGATGCTCGAGCTTCGGGCCGCCCAGCGCGACGTGTGCCTCCAGGTGTACGGCGCACAGCCGGAGATCTTCGGCATCACCGAGGCAAGCAACCGAGCGACGTCAGAGGTCGCCGAGTACCTGTTCAGCCGCTGGGTGATCGTGCCGCGCGCCGAGTTTTTCCGCAGCGTACTCCAGTTGAGACTGGTGCCTGACTTCGATCAGCGGATCATTCTGACGTACGACTCGCCGATCATGCAGGACAAAGAACACGACCTGAAGGTCGCGACCATGGCGCCGTGGGCACTGAGCCTCGACGAGTGGCGCGAGATGATGGACAAGCGCCCACTGGCTGACGGCCTCGGGGCGAACGTCTACTGCAAACCACTGAACTACGAGTTCTTCGACATCGAGAAGGCAGAAGAGCCGCCGGAGGAACCGGTGGAGCCGGATCCTGTCGAGCCTATCGAACCTGACCCCGACGGAGAAGATCCCGAGAACGAACCGCCCCCTGAAGATGATCAACCCGAGGACGAGATGACTCCGGATGACGAAATGGAAGAATCCATCAGGGAAGAGTTCGACGCCTACCTCGAAGAAGCGCGCGGGATCGCATGGGTGAGCGTCCGCGAGCTTGAGGAGTCCGCAGACGGAGGCGACGGTCATCCGTTCGCAAACCAGATCGCTGCGATCATGGATGGACACGACGAAGTCGATCGATCGATCCAGAGAGCTGTCGTGCTGCACGGGATGCGCGTGGCAGACTCAATCAAGAGATGGTGCCCGAAGGGCGCGGTCCTCGAGTCGTATGGCAGGGAGTCATACCAGTACACCAAGGACGGCACGCCTGTCATGTCCGAGTTCGTGTCCAGGGCAGTGGACGGCGCCGAGGATGCGCTGCCTCAGTTGATGGAGATTATGTCGGTCCGCAAAGCGGCCGAGACCATCGCCGTCAATCTCGGGCTCAGTGCCGAGCAGTGGCACGATTGCATGTTGGAATCCGACTCCGTGTTCTTAGATGAGAAGCTCGAGGCCGCAAGAGAAGAACTCGTCCTGGAGCTCCCGGTGAGGCTCCTCAACGACGCGCTGTCGTTCAGTCAATTGCAAATCGCCAAGGAAGCGATGCGGAATGGGTATCTATCGAAGAAGCACATTGAGCGCCGCTGGATGTGCCACGAACTAGACCTCTCGAACAACGAGTGCTCTGAGATGCACGGCCATATGGTCTCAGGCGCTGACGGATGGGAAATGACATCCGGTGGTACAGTGGTCTTGCCGACAAGATCGCATCCCGACTGCCACTGCCGCGAAAAACTGGTAGTCAACGGAGGTGAAGCATGAAATTGATTACGCCAGCTCAGCTTCGAAAAGCTAAGACGAAGACAACTCTCGAAGAAGACACGCTCATCGTCTGCTCGATGGATACCATCGTAGAGATGGATGAGGCAGAGAACAGCCGCAAGATCGACTTCACGATCTCGAGCGAGACAGAGGACAGCTATCGCGACGTCGTGAGCGCCGATGGCTGGGATCTTGAGCGTTTCCTCAAGAACCCGGTCGTACTCTGGGCGCACCAGAGCCGCGAACTGCCCGTCGGGAAAGCGTCGAACGTCCGGCCCGACGGAACGAAGCTGAAGGCCACCGCCGACTTCGCCGCACGCGATGTCTACGAATTCGCAGACAACGTGTTCAAGATGCTCAAGGCTGGATTCCTCAATGCCACGAGCGTCGGTTTCATCCCGCAGGAGTGGTCCTGGGATGAGAAGCGCGGCGGCTACAACTTCATCAAGAGCGAACTGTTCGAGTTCTCGATCGTTCCGGTGCCGGCGAACGCCGATGCTCTGATGAACTCCATCGCTGCCGGCGGCGAGGACGCTGAGTTTCTGCGCGAGTGGTGCGAGAAGACCCTCGACATGTGGCGCCCGGAAGGACACCAGGCTCTTTGGGTTCCGAAGTCGAAGATCGAGGACATCCACAGGATCGTGAGCGGAGGCGTCACAGTGGTGTCTCTGACGGCCGAAGATAACGACGACGGCTACCACGAGTTCTGGAACCCTCGAGCCCCTGTCAATGTTTCCCCGACCGAGCCCATCCCGGCCCCGATCGTGGAAGCTGCGGCACCCCCGGTGATCATCGAGTCTCCCGGTGATAAAGTCATCTCAGAGATCAGCGAACTCATCGCCGATCTCAGGTTCAGCCTCGAGACGCTGGCCGCACCAACTCTCCCGGCCGATCCCGTGACGATCACGACAACCGGTAACCCGCTGAGGATCGAGCTCGACGAGCCCGGTCTGGCCGATGGGATCGTCAACGAACTCCAGTCCCTGCTCGACATTATCCACGCCGACGCCGAAACCCTCGACGAAGGCATTGACCCCGAAGTTCTCCGCGAGGCCGTCCGCGCCTCAGCGGAACGAGCAATCCTGAACCGAACCGGTAAACTTCCAAAGGAGGTCTGAAATGCCAGACAAATTGACCACAGTTGAGGAAATCCGCGGATTCATCGGCGACGTCGTAAAAGAGGTCGTCGGAGAAACCGTTGATGAGATGAGAAAAGAAAACCAGGAGGCCGTCGCAAAGCTCCGAGCTGAGATGGCCGCAGAGAAAGTCGCTGCCGACGCCCAGGAGAAGGGCATCAAAGCCGCCCGGTTCCTCCGTGCCTTCGCAGCCGGCAAGGGCAACCGTGACAAGGCCGTGGAGTTCGCTCGCGGACTGAACGACATGGTGACCGTGAAAGCCATGGAAGCAACCGACGCCACCGCTGGTGGTGTCTGGGTTCCGGAAGAGCTCTCGTCCGAGGTCATCGAACTCCTGCGTCCCGCATCGGCGGTCCGGCGCATGGGGCCGAGAAGCATCCAGATGCCGACCGGCAGCATGAGCATCACCAAACTCACTGGGGGAGCCACCGCTGGCTACATCGGCGAGTCGCAGGTGATCAGCAAGACCGAACAGTCCACCGGCAAGATCTCGCTGAACTGGAAAAAGCTCGCATGTGTGCTTCCCATCAGCAACGATCTCCTGAAGTTCGAGACCTTCTCTGGCGAAGAGATGATCCGTGACGACGCTGTTGCTGGTCTCGCCCAGCGCGCCGACCTCGCGTTCCTCTCCGATCCTGGCACCGAGCACACCCCCAAGGGTCTGTACTACCTGACCCCGACCGCGAACAAGCTGACAGCTAACGCGACCGTCAACCTCGCGAACGTCACCTACGACGTCGCGACCATGATCCTCACGATGCGTAACGCCAACGCTCGCATGCTCAAGTGCGGCTTCATGTGGGCGCCGACGACCGAGATGTACCTCATGTTCGCCCGCGACAGCAACGGGAACTATGTGTGGAAGGATGAAATGGTCGCCGGCACTTTCTGTGGCTTCCCGTTCACCGCAACCACGCAGATCCCCTGGACCCTCGGCAGCGGTACCGAGTCCCTCGTGTACTTCGTTGACTTCGCGGATGTCCTCATCGGCGAGGCGAGCACCCTCGAGGTCGAAGCCTCCGACTCCGCATCGTACTGGGACGGATCCGCGTGGGTCTCGGCCTTCGCAAACGACCAGACCGTGCTGCGCCTCATCGAGCACCACGACATCAACTGCCGCCACGAAGAGAGCCTTGTGATCATGGAAGGCACGAAGTGGAACCCATAAGGGCTGAATGAAAGAAAACAGGAGGACAGTGACATGACAATCGTAGCAAAAGACTTCGGATCCTACCTCGCCGCCGTGCCTGGGTTCTCAGACGGTGCGGCCGTCGCCGCCGGCACCGGAGATGCAACTGCCAAGGCCGGCGCGATCATCGACAACTTGGCTCTCGATCACCCCATGAGTGGGCTGATCGTGATCCCATGGGATTGCGACCTGACCGACACCAAAACCCTGAGCCTCTCGGTGAAGATCGAGCACGGCGACGACATCGCGCTCGGTGACGCTGCGGACTACACCTTCGGGGGCAGCGTCGTTGACCTCGGTATCGTCGTGACCAGCGATGGAGGCGGCGTCGAAGCCGGTGTCTCCGTCGTGCCCGTTGACCTCTCCGGGATCAAGCGGTACTGGAGGGTTGAGATCACCCCTGATCTCAGCGCGTCAGGCACCGACACCCTGACATTCGCCGCGTGCGTGGTCCTCGGCGGCCTCGACAAAATGGCGTAGGTGAACCATGTCTGATCTGATCAGCCTGCGATTCATCGCCCAGATGACTCCGTACTCGCCCGGGACCGTGGCATGGTTCAAGCTGGACTATGCCAAGAAGATCGTCGCTTCCAGGAAGGCGGTCTACGCGGTTCCACCGGCAGGCTGTGACGAGTACGGGGAGCCAATCAAAGGGGAGCCTCCCGTGGAAGACGAAAAGCCCGAAATCAAGACAGCCCCGAAGAAGGAACCGAAGAGCGGGCTCAAGTCCCGCAAAACCGGGAAACTCGGAACCGTGAAGAAGTGAGGTTCTGAATGGGTCTCTCTGTCACAACTGCCGCAGCGTCCACCGACCTGACCACGAGCGAGCGAGTCAAGCTCGAGCTCGGTATCTCGACGATGGAAAAGAACGAATGGCTGAAGATGGTCATTCCGGCTGCGTCGGCTGCGATCGAGGACTACGCGAACAACTTTTGGGCATACCAAACGTACGAAGAAGTGCTGTCGGGGTCCGGGTCAACTCGCTTGATGTTGGCTCGGACCCCCATCGTTGGCACCCCGACTATCGTTATCGATAGCGTCGAGGTCACCGACTTCAACGTCGAGGATCGCGAGGCCGGTGTCCTCTTCCGCACGCAGGGATGGATTCGTCAGGTGTCCTACTGGCCATCGATCTCTCGTGACTCAACTGTTTGGGACGACCACCCAAATATCTACGTGACCTACGACGCTGGGTACAACCTGCCATCATTCAAGACCCCGATTGCAGGAGCCTCGACTCTCCCGGCGAACATCGAACGAGCTTGCATTGTCACGATCCAGTCGTGGTACCGGCTGAAAGGCCGAGACCCGAACGTCTCGTGGAAGCAGGTCGGAGACCTGGCCCTCGGGTATCGCAAGCCGAGTGGAGATGACAGCGGGGTCGAGTTGCCGCCCGAGGCGCGCGCACTTATCTCCAGACGGATCTACTGATGTTCGAGGAAGACTTCCTCGAATGCATGGTCGATGAGATCACGGTCGAGGCCTTCACCGGGTTCGACGAGGACGGGCAACCGACCTTCGGCCCAGCGACGACCATCCAATGCCGGATCTCTCCGAAACAGCGGCAGATCCAGAATGTCCACGGCGCCGACGTGACCAGCGTCGCATCCATCTATCCAGCCTACGCGCCGACGATCGACCCCCTCGACAGAATCACATTGCCCAACGGCGAGCAACCACCTATCCTACGTGTAGAAGTACCGCCGGACACCGACGGAGCGCACCACACGAAGGTGATGATCTGATGCCAGCACTCAAAAGCACCACGCCGACCATGGCCGCGCTCAATTCGGGCACGAACGTCAATGTTCGTCTCCTCGGAGCGAAAGAAGCACAGGCGAATATCCGCGCGCTTGGCCCAGCCGCGCGCAGAGCGATGCTCTCAGCCTTCGAAAAAGAGGCATGGAAGATCATCAAGACCGCACAGGGTGGGTACGTCCCAGTCCTCTCCGGAGACCTCGTGTTCAGCGGTATGGTGCATGTCCATCCCGGCCAGTACCCGACTGTCGAGTTTGGGTTCGGCGGGAAGGCTAAGGCCTACGCCGTGATCCAGCACGAAAACGATGAGTTCAACCATCCATCCGGCGGCCAAGCGCACTACCTGAGCGTCCCAGTCGAGCGCGCCATGGGGCGCGTTGTGAACACCGTCGGAGAGGAAATAAGAGCTGAATTCCGCAAATACGACACTCGGAGATTCGCATGAGCATGGTGGACGAGATCGCTGTCCTCCTCCAGGATTCCGGCAGCGGGACGCTGGCTACGAATCTCTTCAAGCGGCACATGCCAAATGACCCTGACGATGCTTTGTGCATCGTTCAGTACGAGGGCGATGCTCCAGAATTCGTCCAAGACAACATCGACATCGAAGTCGAGCATCCATCCCTCCAGATCGTCTCGAGGTCACTGAACCCGAGAACAGCGGAGACGAACCTCGACGGCCCGTATCGATTGCTCATGAGGATCCGGAATCAGGTGATCAACGGCACTCGTTACGTCTCGATCACTCCGAAGATGACGCCGTCAATAGTTGACAGAGATGACAACGGGCGCTTCATTGCTCGCTGTGATTTCTTTGTCCGGAAGGAGTTGAGCAGTGCCATCTAAGAAACGATCCACACCCTTCGGATCGGCACCACTCGAGATAGCGGAGCCAGACCCGGAGTTGAAGCTCGATCTGGAGCCGGAGCCGGATCCGGGAGCAGAGCCTGAGACGGATCCTGTGCCGGAGCCGGAGCCGGAATCAAAGCCAGAGCCGGAGCAAAAATCAGAACCGGCGCCGCGGCCGCGGCCGGCGCGGAAGCCGAGAGAGAAGACCAAGTCGCCAGTGGTTGAGCCGGATGTCAAGGAGTTCCTCTGGAGCGGACAGACGCGCTACAGGTGCTCGAGGTGCCCGTACGATGCGGGGACACAAGTCGAGGCGTACAACCATTTCATACGAAACCACGCGCCAGCTCCTGCGCCACCTGTCCAGCAGATCGATACTGGGCTCGTGACATCAGCGGGCGAAAAGATTGTTAGACTAGAGGAGGCCCCAAATGGCGAGAACACCACTGACGGTAGTTGAACTGGATCGCACCCACCCCGGTGGGTCGAAGGCGATCTCGTATGTCGCCGCCGACATCGCGCTCGGAAACTCTTTCATTCTCACGGGCAGAGAGGTTCTGCTCATCAAAAGCACAGACGCGGGAATCCAAAGCGTTGTCATCGAGAGCTCCCCGGATTCGTTCGGACGCGAGGGAGACCTGACGCTCTCCATCGGCATCGGCGCCTACCATGCAATCGCGTTCATGGACCGATCCGGCTGGGTGCAGAGCGGGGGCGTCTGCCACGTCGATGCAACAGTCGCTACCATCGCTTTCGCAGTCATCCGTTTGCCCGCGGCATAGAGGAGTGACCAGTGGCACGGCAAATACTTCTGCGTAATCCTGGGTCTCCTGAAGGACTTATCGTCGAGTTCGACGGCACCAATGTGTCGTTCAAGCTCATGTCGGACGAGTCTGAACTTGTGACTCTTGCGGCAGCATCCGGGGCGTCAGCAGCCATTGCCGATCTCACTGAGGACTCGGGCGCGATCGGCGGCACGAATGACGGAGACATCCCAGACTTGACCACCCCCGGAGCAGCAGTCAATACGGCTGCGGTCCGTGAGTTGGCCACCAGAATCAACGAACTCCAGGCAGCCCTGAGAACCGCCGGCATCCTGGCGACGTAACGGAGGAAACAATTATGACAATTCCGAGCCATGGAACATTGCTCCAGGTCGGCGACGGGGCCACCACTGAGGCCTTCGCTACCATTGCGAAAATCAAGGACATCGGGGGGCCAGGCCTCAATCGAGGAACCCACGATGCCTCCACCCAGACGACTGACTGGTCCGAGAGCGTTCCGGGTCTGAAGAAGGGCGGGCAGATCACCGCCGACATCAACTTCATCCCGACGGACTCGACCCATAACTACTCGAGCGGTCTCCTCGCGGACTTCATCGCTGGGACCAAGAGGAACGTCCGAATCGTCTGGCCGGACCCGGGTCACACGACTTGGCAGCTCGCCGTGTACGTCGTCAACTACGAGCCGGATGCTCCAGTCGATGGTCTTCTCACCGCGAGCCTGACCTTCGAAGTCACCGGAGACCCGCCACCGAACTTCAACGTGACGTGAGGAAGTAATGACTAAACCTGCATACGGCAAGAGTTTCGATGTTGAGATGGATCTCGACAAACCGAGGAGTCTCCGCATCGACTTCAACACACTCTGTCGTGCAGAGGAGGTCAGTGGCCAGTCGTTTCTCAAAATGGAAGAAGAGATCACAGGAGTCCGGCTCAGGGCGCTCATCTGGGCCGGACTCCAGTACGACGACGGCGAGAAGCCGCTGACGCTCCCAGAGGTCGGCCTGCTCGTCGGCGCGTACTACATCCAGGTGATGACGGCGTTCATGGAGGCTTGGAACTTGGCTATGCCGGATGCCGATCCGGGATCAGAGGGGATTGGCAACGACGAAAACCCTCTGGAGACGGCCACGGCTCCGAGCTGAATTGGGAGACGCTGTGGGCCGTTGGACGATATGATCTCCGACTGACAAATGAGGAATTCTGGTCGATGGTTCCTCGGCAGTTCAT